TGAACGTCGTCTGGCGAGAGAGCTAAAGATCCAAGGTACTGTCACTGTTGTTAATTCGACGATGACTCAGGGTCAGGCTACATACCCAAAGCCTGATCGCTGGCGCGAAACCGTCAGTATGCGGGTTGGAACCGGAACTGGCTACAACACGACACGGGAAATATTCCCGCGTGCTTACGAATATATGCGCCAGTATTGGCCGAATCAGACCGTCACTGGGACGCCGCGATTCTATGCTGACTATGACTATCAGCATTGGTTCTTTGCACCCACGCCGTCTGATGATTTCCCTTACGAGCTGATTTATTATGAACTACCACCGCTTCTTGGCGATGACGTTCAGACGAACTGGTTTACGGAATACGCGCCAAACGCGCTGCTATATGCCTCGCTTATGGAGGCTGCGCCGTTCCTGAAGAACGAAGAAATCATTCCAATTTGGCAGGCATTTTATGACCGTGCCGTCGCGGCACTTAACGGCGAAGACATCCGCCAGATTGTTGATCGCGGTATTGTTCGCAGGGAGGACTAATAGTGCCTAGTTTTACAAATACCTTTGGTGGCACAGTCGTCTATCCGGCTGATGTAAGCTATCGCGCTGTTGCTCTGACGGCGAACGTCACGCTGACATGGCCGACTGAGCTTGCGACCAACACAAACGTCGTATCGTCCATCATGGATGTCACACCGTCTGGCGCTGGCTTTACAATCCGTATGCCTGACGCAACTCAGGCGAGTGTCGGCCAGACCGCCCTGTTCTTCAACGTCGGCGCTTCTTCGTTCACAGTCGCTGACAACAGCGGCAACACGATTCAGACGATTGCCTCAGGTCAGGCATGGCAGATCTATCTCACGGACAACACAACCGTTAACGGTACGTGGCGTCCTATTCAGTATGGCGCTGGCACGTCTTCTGCATCCGCAAGCGCGCTGGCTGGCGCAGGCCTCAAGGCGATTACCACGACGCTGAATCAGGCGGCTCCAACAACATTGCTCTCGGCTAACTACACGCTCACATCCGTTGACCGTGCCCGTGTAATCGTCTGGAATGGCGGCGCTGGCACGTTCACGCTGCCGTCCGCTGCGACCGCTGGCAATGATTGGTTCTTTGACGCACGCAACTCAGGTACTGGTGGCCTCACGATTCAGCCTGCCGGCGGTGAGCTGATCAACGGTCAGGCCAATTTAGTATTTAATCCCGGCGATAGCGCACGCATCATCACTGACGGGATTAACTTCTACACGATTGGCTATGGTCAGAGCGCGACGTTCTCGTTCGATTATGTATCGATCAGCCTGACTGGCCAGCCCAGCCCGTACACGCTGTCTGGCACGAACCTGAACCGCATCGCCTATCAGTTCAGCGGCATCTTGACCGCGAACATGGAGATCATTGTTCCCAACACGATCCAGCAATACTGGATTCGGAACACTACGACCGGCAGCTACACTCTAACCGTGAAGACCTCCGGTGGAACGGGCGTTATCATTGTTCAGAACGGGGCATCTATCCTGTACTGCGACGGCACGAACGTCGTTCAGGCAGAGACTGCAAACCTCAGCGTCCCTGTCGCTATAGCTCAGGGTGGTACAGGTGCAACAACGGCTGGAACTGCTCTGGTCAATCTTGGCGGAACATCGCTTGGTATCGGCATCTTTACCGCCACGAACGGCGCTACGGCACGCGCTTCTATTGGTGCGGCGGCATCTGGCGCGAACTCCGACATTACATCCCTGTCGGGCCTCACGACGCCTCTGAGTGTACCTCAGGGGGGCACTGGTCTTACAACAACCCCTTCTGATGGTCGTTTGCTTATTGGTAACGGCACTAACTATACACTCGCAAATTTAACAGCAGGCGCTGGCATTAACATCACGAATGGCGCTGGCTCGATAACAATCGATAGTACGGGTGTTACGGCTTATCCCGGCGCTGGTATTCCAGTCAGCACTGGAAGTGCGTGGGGCACGTCATACGCCACCAGCGGCACTGGTACTACGATTGCGCTTTCAGCCAGTCCCGCCCTTACTGGCACGCCGACCGCACCGACGGCAGCTGCTGGTACGAACACGACTCAGATTGCGACGACGGCATATGTCGTCGGAACAGCCTTCTCCTCTGCGCTTCCGGGTCAGGGCGGTAACGCCGGGAAGTTTGTTACCACTGACGGCACGACAGCCAGCTGGAGCTTCGTCCCGCTCACGTCTGGCGTGTCCGGCATACTTCCTGTCGCGAACGGAGGCACGGGGGCTTCGACTGCGGGCGCTGCGCTTACATCCCTTGGTGCGACCACAATAGGTGGGAATATCTTCACGTTAACTAACCCAAGTGCAGTTACGTTCCCACAATTTAACGCTGACAATACTGTTTCCGCTTTGGATGCAGCGACATTCCGCGCAGCAATCGGTGCTGGAACTAGCTCTTCTACAGGGACAGTCACATCAGTATCTGGCACTGGCACAGTCAACGGCATTACGCTTACAGGTACTGTAACCACGTCTGGTTCACTGACCCTTGGCGGCACTCTTTCTGGTGTTGATCTCACAACACAGGTCACAGGCATCCTGCCTGTAGCTAATGGTGGTACTGGCGCATCTACTTTGACGGCAAATAATGTTCTCTTAGGTAACGACACCAGTGCGGTTCAGGTAGTTGCTCCGGGGGCTTCTGGGAACTTGCTGACAAGCAACGGCACGACATGGACATCCGCAGCGGCTCCATCGAGCGCGGTGCAATACCCACAAAACAGCCAGTCAGCCAACTATACGCTGGTTCTGGGCGATGCGGGTAAGCAGATATTTCACCCTGCGTCGGACCTTGTTTCGCGTACATACACCATTCCGTCTAATGCCAGTGTTGCGTTTCCGATTGGAACCGTTGTGTTGTTTACGGTGGAAAATGGCGGCGCTTCGATTAGCGTGGCGATCAATAGCGATACGTTGGTACTCGGTTCCGGCGTTACGGGTACTGCGCCGGTATCGCCTAACAACACGCTGATGGCTATCAAAGTCACCGCGACGAAATGGATGGCGAACTATTTAACTCAAGATGTTCCTATTGCGCCGTATGTGTTTGCCGTAGCACACGCTGATGCTGGCATATACCAAGCTGCTTATCCTTTCACCAGCGGCGTTGGACTAGGTACGCTAATCCAGCTACCACAATAAGCGGCGCAGCACTCTCTATTGATTTTGCACCCAGCGGTAACGCGGTAGCTTTTGGAACCAATACAAGCCCTTACTTGGACGTGTATAGATGGAGCGGAAATGGGTATGGCACTAGATACTCAGACCCCGCAGTGCTACCCCCTTTTAATTGTGTTTCCGTCGCTTTTTCTTCTCAAGGGAATGCTATCGCAACGGCAAACAGCACAGCTAGCCCTCTGATTAATGCTTGGCAGTGGGACAGCCAGACTGGATTTGGCACTAAATATAGCAACCCAGCAACGGCTCCTTTTACCGCCACCCGTGCGATAGTCTTCCACCCTTCAGATACTGCTGTCGCTGTATCTAACAGCAATTCACCATTCATAAATGCTTATGCTTGGACCAGTGCTTCAGGCTTTGGCACTAAATTCGCCAACCCAGCAACTCTGCCTGCTGGTGGTCCGCAAAGTGGGACGCCAAAAAGCATTGCCTTTAGTCCTGCCGGTGACGCGGTTGCAATCGCGCACACGACAACTCCGTTTGTAACGGTGTATCCTTGGTCTGGATCAGGGTTTGGCACTAAGTTCGCCAACCCAGCAACTTTGCCAGTATCAAACGGCTTTGGCGTAGCGTTTTCGCCAGCGGGCGACGCTATAGCGGTAACAAATGGCGGCTCTCCTGCGGTCACTGCCTATCCTTGGAACGGTTCTGGTTTCGGCACAAAATACTCTAACCCAGCAACGCTTCCAACAGGATCATACTCACCTGCCTTTTCACCAAATGGAGACACTTTAGCGGTAGGTGATGTTGGTTCGCCTTTTATTCGCGCTTACCCTTTTAATAGCGCAACTGGTTTTGGGACCATATACGCTGACCCGGCTACTCTACCAACTGCAGCCGCCAACGACATATCATCCACATACAACTTCTAAGGCATCAAATGATTTACACTCAACTCAGCGACGATTACAAATATGACGTACTTGCGGACGCTATGTACGCCCGTGAGGTTGAGCATTTCCATTACGACTTTGACCGCAAAAACTTTGAGTATCTTTTGGCAAACGCTACGGATAACGAGTTTGCGGCGAACGTAGCAGAACGCCTCGACACCACACGCAAGCAGATGGGTAACGTGGTTTCTATCATGGCTGCATTACGAGAGCAGATCGACAATCAAGCCGCTTATGACGCAGCCGTCATTCGCGTAACTGCCAAGCGGGAAGCAAAGGAAGCAGAATAATGTGGTATGTCCAAGCCCAAGGCGACACTTTCATACGGCACATCTTTGATGCAGAGCCGACGCAGTGGGACGCGGATAACTATTGTTACGCCCGCCGGCTGACCGACGAGCAGGCAGCGCATTTCGGCGTACACAAGAAGCAGATCGTCACGCCACCTTACTTTGACCCCGCGACGCAAGTGCGCGAGGAAGGCCCAGCACTGTTGATCGATGGCATCTGGACCCAGAACTACATGGTGACAGACCTAGACGCAGACGCATCGGCGGCAAAGGTCGGTGCGCAATGGGCTGTGATCCGCGCTGAACGTAACAAGCTACTGGCAGCCTGCGATTGGACACAGCTACCTGATGCCCCAGTAAACGCCGCTTCATGGGCTACATACCGCCAAGCGTTGCGCGACATAACCACGCAAGCTAATCCGTTTAACATCGTATGGCCTGAAGCGATCATCTAATGACGCTCATCCCTGTCAACGTCAAATCAGAAGCTGGCATCAAGCGCGATGGCACGAAGTTCGAAGGGAACTTCTACGTTGACGGACAGTGGGTTCGGTTTCAGCGCGGGCTTCCGCGTAAGATCGGTGGGTATCGGCAGATCACGAACTTCGTCGAAGGCGTTGTCAATCAGTTCCACCTGCAGTCTCTGAACAACTTCACCTACACCCATATGGGCTATGGTGAGGGCCTGCAGCGCATGACAATCGATGTCACGGGCAGTACAAGCTCTTTGGTTTCACGCGCACCTACGACGTACACAGGCGGCCCAGAATTCATGTGGCAGTTCGACGCGCTCTATGACGGCGCTGGTAGCTCAACTGTTCTTATCGCACACGCTACAGATGCTGCGCTGGATATTTCTACCGGCACAGATTACCCCGCCTATCTCGGCGACATATATGCCACGACGCCCTTGACGCCAATCCCGACAGCTGGCGTGAGCGGTGGGGTTGTGGTGCTGCACCCGTATCTGTTTCTGTTTTCCCAGAACGGATACGTGAAGTGGTCGGATGCAAACGATCCCACGAACTTTACGACCGGCGACGCGGGTGATGCGTTCATTGCATCCTCGAAGATTGTGCGCGGGCTTCCGCTGCGTGGCGGTGGTCAGAACCCTGCCGGCCTTTTCTGGACGCTCGATAGCCTTATCCGAACCTACTACACGGGTGGCACGGATGTGTTCGCGTTCGATACGATCAGCTCATCATCGTCGATCATCGCGGCCAATAGCGTCATCGAGTATGACGGGATTTACTTCTGGGTCGGTGATGGCCGGTTCATGATGTACAACGGTGTCGTTCGCGAAGTGCCGAACAGCCTGAACATCAACTATTTCTTCGATGGCCTGAACCGCCCGTATGCGAATAAGATCTTCGCCTATAAGGTTCCGCGATTCGGCGAGATCTGGTGGTGCTATCCGCGTGGCGATGCGACTGAATGCACGCACGCTGTAATCTATAACTTCCGTGAGCAGACATGGTACGACACGGAGCTGCCGAATTTGGGTCGTTCTGCTGGCATCTATGCTGGTTCTCTGAACCGTCCGATTCTTGCTGGCGTCAACCCAATAAGTCCCGGCGTTCCTGACATCCGCATAACGGAAGGTAGTGATACGCGCATTACTGAAAGCGAAGCAATTCGCGTCGTCAGCAATGGCCCGGATCGCTACCGCATTTGGCAGCATGAGTTTGGTGTGGACGAGATTGATGGCGCGCAGATCAATGCGGTCGAGAGTTATTTCGAGACGGGTGATATATCGTTGCTCACTAGCGATAATCCGCGCAACCGCTCCATTCACGTTGAGATGATTGAGCCTGACTTCGTGCAGCAGGGCGACA